AGAGGATCTGTTCTTCAATACGGATCTGATGAACCTCCTCACTAGTTTCAAAAACACATTCCTAGGCGCTGTGGGTGGTAGCAGCATACTCTTCCCTCTTTCTACCACCCCCTTCACTATTGGAAATGCCACTCCCTTTTCCGGTGCGGGCCCGTGGCTCTATTCCTACGAAATCCTATTCACCAATGACCTCTACACGAATATCCTTAACAACAACCCCCTACTGCAAGGGAGCTCTGCAGTCCCCCCTCCCGTATACAATCCCTATTTCCTCATCCCGACAGACCGCCAGAACCTCTACTGGAAAATCGTGCAAGACTACCGTTCTACGGATTCTATGTGGTCCCCGGTGGCGTCGGTGGTATTCACCTCTGCACTACTCCCGGTTAAGAAGGAATACACCTCGGCGGTTGTGAATTTGAACAACGGCAATTTGGGCGGTGGCTCCAGTGGCTCCCAGAGTGCCTTCCAGCCTATCATCTCGGATTTCAGTATAGACCAGCAGCAAGAGGGGGCTGAGGGCTGGCGTAATTTCACCCAGTATGAGCCTTCGGCAGAATACAAGATGGTCTCTATGACCGCCTCCCACGAGGAGATCCGCAATATAGATATCCAAGTTTTCTGGAAGTATCGTCTAACTGGGGAATTAATCCCCCTTACGGCGGCCAATTGCTCCGATATCAATATCAAAATGTTATTCCGCAAAATTGACTACCGCTCTTAAATCCTTCTATCTTGAATGTGTTACATCCCATTTTTTTTTTGTGCTTACTCAATATAAAAATGAGTGCGGACATTGAGAAGATGGCTGTGTTTGATGACCGCATCGTGCAGCTTCGCCCGAAGTATGCCGTGGAGAAGGGTGCGCTGTCCCTCACGAACGCCCCTTTTGCGGCGATTTCCCAGTCCCAGTCCCAGCACACCTATACCGTGTATGTTCCCTCCGAGAACGTATATGTGGCCCGCGACATGGACTGGTCTTCCACTTGCTTCCTCCAAGTGGCCGTGCGCCTTGCGGACACGGCTGGTGGCCAGTATCCGGTAGGAGAGCCTCTTCTGCAGCTGGGCGTGGATGGCTCTCTAGCGGCCTTCCCTCTAAACTCCCTCTGCGCCACGATGACAGCGACCATCAACGACACCACTGTAACAATTAACTCCCAAGACGTGCTAACCGAGGTTCTGCGTCTGACGGACTACAAGGCGAACCGCCTTCAGCGCACTTGCCCGACGATGTTAGACAAATACCAGCAGAACGCCGACGCTCTAAATGCGACGAACGACCCCATCTCCGGCTATACCAATATGTCCCACGACTACCATGAGCAGCCCAACGGTTCTTGGGCGAACCTCGCCTTCACGAATGCGGCGGGCTCGGTTCTGTCCGGCAACGGCAGCTACGTAGATGCGAACGGCAAGTCCATTGACTACGTGAACGGCGTCCCCGTGTCTACCAACAGTGGTGGCGCGGTAAACGGCCTCTACCTTGCGTATCTGCGCTTCCGCACCACGGAGAAGCTGGTGCTGTCCCCCTTTGTGTTCGCTGACAGCCACGGCTCCGACACTGGCCTCTTCGGCATCAATAACATCCAGCTTGTGTGTAACTTGCGTGACCCTACCCGTGCGATGCGTCTGCGCAACAGCACGGTAGGCTCTGCCCAGAAGCTCTTCTATTCGGGCGGTGCTACCCAGACGGACTGGCTGCCCCCGGTTGCCTACAACTCCTCTCGCGCGAACGGGCCTTTTGAGAATTCCTTTCTCAACGTTCAGTTCCTAACCCCCTCTCTGGATATCCCTCTGCCCCCTAAGAGCGTTGTGCCCTACATGGAGTTCCCTCGTTATATCACGCAGCCCCTCACGTCTGCGATGGCGGCGGGTGCGTCCGAGCAGCTGACGTCCCAGACAATCACGCTTCCCCAGATTCCCGATCTCCTCATCATCTACTGCAAGGCTCTCGCTGATTCGGCGACCGTGGCGGCTAACCGTGGCAACGACCCCACTCTCCCCCAGTTCGGCACGTCCTATCTGCCCATTGACTGCGGCGTTGATGGCGGCCGCCCCCAGAACCCTCTGTCCATCAACTTTGACAACTTCTCCGGTCTGCTGTCTTCTCAGACCCCCGAGCAGCTGTATCACATGTCCGTAAAGAACGGCCTAGATGTAGATTGGCCCACGTGGTCCGGTCTTGCCCGTGTGCCTTCCGGCGCCGTGGGCGGCAAGGTCTCAACGGTTGGTGGCTTCCTAGTGCTGAAGCCCGGTGTGGATCTCACTCTGCAGTCCGGCCAAGCGTCATCTCTGGTGGGTAACTTCACTCTGCAGTTCAACGTGCGTGTGCGCAACACCTTTGGCTTCCCCGTGAACCCTCAGTTATTCGTAATTACGGCGAACTCCGGCTTCTTTGAGTCTGTGCGTGGCTCTTCTCGCATCATTAAGGGCGTGCTGTCCGAACAAGACATCATTGGTGCGCCTCTTGCTCCGGCGGGCACTCGCTCCAGCCTTGCCCGTATCATTGGCGGGAAGATGATGGCTCTGGCGAACCGTATGGGTATGGCGCCGAGCAGCGGCTCCATCGGCGCCACACGATTTGATCCGCCGCCTTCGCAGATGGGGACCCCTAAGGGCCCCCGCCCTATGGCGGGCGCTGGCAAGAGCCTATCTGCCCGGCTAATGTGAAACTGCCACGTTTTTTTTTCGCTCTGTTAAGTATAAATGGCATCACTCGAGAGTCTGAAAGATCCCCTCCAGCGCCTAGGTGTTCTCGGTACCGCCGGTTCTCAGTCTTCCTCCTTCCGCCGTAGCGAGGTGAACAACTCCGATATTTGGGATGTGACCAAGCAGTATTACCTAAACGATATGGTGTTCTCCGCCATCGACGGCGGAGCATACGTGATGGAGGGCGGCGCGACGGCTGGTTCTGCGGCCCCCGTAACGGCCATTCTTGGCGGTGATGACCCGGCAATTGATTGGTCGGCCAATGTGCCCGCTATTTGGGTGCCGATGGCGACCTATGGCCCACGTGTGGTGGTGCCAGCGGGTGCGCAGAGTGCGACTGTGGTGGCCGGTGGTGCTATCACCTTCGCCAACTGCGATCTCGCCCAAGCGGCCGTGGGTGCGAATGTGGCCCTCGGCGACACGAACTTCACGGCCCACGTGCAGTTCCAGATCACGTGGAGCGCACCGGCGACTGCGGCTGAGTGGTTCAACCTCACCCTCACCCCTTCTGGCGGCACGCCGGTAGCGGCCCAGCTCGTGACAGTTGTGCCGGCGGCTGGCGTTGCTCAGCAGAACGTGAGCGTGAGCGTGTATGTGCCCCTTGCCGGCGACGGTACCACGACCTCCATCGTGCTAACGGGTACGGTGAATGCCGCCTCCGTGCTGACGGCCACGGTCGCCGCTGTGAGCGTAACCTATGTGCCCCTTGTGCCTTAAATAATGGATTTTCTATTTTAACTTCACTAAGCAGATATGAGTGTTTCCGGCCTAGAAACCCCTTTTCAGCGCCTAGCAGCGCTGCCTCAAACGATGAACTGGAGGGGAGTATGGTCTATTACCGAAAATTATCTGCTTAATGACGTTGTCGAAGATACAACCGTGAATTCTACGTATATATTAACCGGTATTGTATCGCTAGTAGGCGGCCAGAACCCGGCCCTATCCCCGAATTGGTCCGAAGTGAGCGGCACTTCTGTAGGGATTGCGGGTGTGACGCCCGGCGCTGGGATTGCAGTGGATAACACTATTCCAAGCCAGCCCCAAATTAGCAATAGCGGTGTGCTGCAAGTCCAAGGCGGCGTTGGAGTGTCTGTAGATAACTCTGATCCCCAGAACCCTATTATCAATTCATCCGCAGTGCAGCAAATATCGGCGGGTCCGGGTATTTCCGTAAACAACACCAACCCTCTAATTCCCGTTGTAGCCAATATTGGCGTTCGTCAAATCATCGTGAATCCCGGGACGGGTCTGGTAAGCACTGGTGGGCCCACTCCTACACTTGTAAATACCGGCGTTCTGTCCGTGGGTGCTGGTGTTGGAATTCAGACGACCCAGTTGGGGAACAGTGTTCTCATAACGAATACGGGAGTAGGGACACTGTCCCAAGGGACGGGTATTTCCATTACTGGCCCATCCATCACTCCTACCGTTGGAAACTCTGGGGTGCTGTCCATTTCATCCGGCGACGCTTCGATAACCGTGGACAATACGGACCCGCAGAATCCCATTGTGACTGGTAACACACCCACTATCACCCAAGCATACTCCGGTACAAGCTTTAGTGCTGTATTGTTTGTTGCGCCTCTAACGTCTGGTTTTTTTGGCTTCACTTCAACTGTGGGAAGCCTATGGCAAGACTATTTTCTGAACGGGCCGCCAGAAGCCACGGGGATTTTCATGCTAGACTTGACGAATATGTCATTTAATTTAACGGGGGTTGGAACAATAGGAGCGACGAATACGGTTACCGTGGACCTCTTGGGCCAAGGTGGTAGTGTGTACGTGTCACCGGTTTATCTAAATGTAGTATATATCCCTACCGGCACGGGCTTCCCCGTATCGGCCAACTTTAGCCAAGTATACATTGATATCACCGCAGCGCGGGCAGCGGGTGTAACCGATCCCATTGGGCTACGAGTTATCAATGGTACCAACGGATCTCTAGCTATGAGTTCCTATGCCAGTGCTTACTGTCAGTATTTTCCCTTAGGCTTACAGTAGAAGATGTCTAGGGATTGGCAAGATGAATTGAGAAATCCCCTACAGCGCCTAGCTGCACTTCCAGAAATGATGGGCTGGCAAGGGGAATGGAATGTAAATAACGAATACTACACAAATAATGTCGTAACTGATCCGATAACTACCGGAACGTATATATACACTGGATTTTCTGCTGCTATTAGTGGAGGACTGCCGCCTTCGCAAGTGATCGGGCCCTCTATTTGGACGGGCATCGGTGGAACAGCCGCCGCTGGGGTTCAGAGTTTAGCAGAAGGGACTGGAATTAAAATAGATGGGTCTGATACTTTTCCTACTGTTTCAAATACCGGAGTTATCACAGTAACAGCAGAAGGCGGATTGGAGGATATAGGGACACCTCAATTTCCGGTTCTAGTACTGGATGGGGCCGTGACGCAAGTCCAAGGTGGGCTAGGGATTTCTGCGGATTCTTCTGCAACACCAACCATATCCAACACGGGCCTACTAGCTATTCTGCCCGGTGCTGGTATTTCCGTAACGGGCCAGAATGAACTAACAATAGCCAATACGGGGGTTTTGGCTATAGGCGCAACTCCCGGAACAGCATTAACTGTTACAGCGGGCCAGAATCCCACCGTTGCTAGCACGGGGGCTTCCAGTATTACTCCGGGGTTAGGAATAGGATTAGAGCCGGGGCGGCCGTCGAACGAACCAAAGTTGATTAATACGGGGGTTGTTTCAATAGTCCCTCGTAATATCAAAGTTACTGGGGGTTTTCCCGGTGGGGGTGATAAGCAATTAATCATGACGAATCCGATAAAGACGCTCGTGTACGCTGCCCAGCCCTTGGTGATGGTTCCGCCCACTTTGCCGTTTAGAAACTCCGATGGCATAATTGCGGTAACACAAAGTCCGGGGACATTTTGGGAGAATGTAATGCAGAATGGACCTCCATCCTACGCCAATGTCGCTGGTACTACATTCCAAATGAGTTTCGCCTTAAAATTTACTGGCACACAGAGTGCCTCTGGTGTAGATATGTATATGTATCTACAAGATAACACCGGCCCTACATTAATAGAAATTGGCCCATATTCAGCCAGAGCTGGAGTTCTGGCCCTTCCAGAACGAGTTCCCAACCGAATTTATCTATTCGCAACTACTATTGTTCAAGTGGAAATAGCCAGATTCAAAGGCTTTCGCAAATTGACTGGGATAAGATTCATTCAATTCACCCCTCCTACCACCCCCGGATCGGTAATACGTCTATCCTCTGCGGGCCCGTGCTGGGCGACGTGGTTCAACCAGACGGTTCCTTTCCCGACTTAATTTTGACTTCTACTTCTACATTATTATTGATAGCCTTCATCAGATTCTGCTCTAGGCTGTCAATGTATTTCCGATTGTCGCTGAGACCCTTGGCCTCGTTCCAGTCACGAAGACTTCCTAGGTAGTTCTCGTATTCACGAATGTTATGAGATACCTTCTTAAGGTTTTTCACAACAGATAGTAGCCAAGGTAAAGGGATTTTAATTTCTAAATTATCCATCTCTACTAGATGGCAATACATTTGTCGTATATGCAGCAGATGGCGGCGGCCGCCTACGAAAAAAATCCTCCTTCTGAAATAGGGGGGTTCAAGCTACTAGAGGCGACCCCGACACTCAAATTCTACAATAGCGGGAGGACAATCGTCGTTGGTATTAGAGGCACACACGACCAAAGGGATTTCGCCGCATGGCATCTAGTAGCCCTAGGGCAACTGGATAATTCTCCTAGATTCCAAGAGGATCTCCGCGATATTATTGATTTTCAAGAGAAATATCCTAGGAGTGAGTATTCTTATATTGGCGTGGGTCATTCCTTGGGTGGTGCTATTATTGATAGGTTTCTGCGTATGGGTCTTATTCGTTCTGCCTTGTCATACAATGCTGCGCCAGAGCCTCAAGAATTAA